AGTCTTCTTAGTACGTGGTAAGAAAGTCCTGTTCATCTCTACACCGAAAGGTAAGAACTGGTTTCATGAGTTATACCAACTCGCGCGCTCAAACGATTACGATAACTACATAGCATATACAGGCTCAAGTTACGATACACCATACATAAATGTAGAAGAGATAGAAGATGCCAAACGTACACTACCACCTAATGTCTTCCAACAAGAATATCTAGCCAAATTTATCGACAGTGGAGGTGAGGTCTTCAGTAACCTACAGAGTAACATCATGCCTACATGGGGACAAAACAACTCAAAGATCTATTGCGGAGTAGATCTAGGTAAGCAAGAAGACTTCACCGTAGCCACTTTTATGAATGCACAAGGCCAAGTGGTTGACATCTATAGAGCCAATGCACAAGAGTGGACCACAATGACAAGAGAGATAATAACACGTATTAAGAAGTACCAGGCCACAGTAATGATAGAGGTTAACTCAATAGGTGATGTAGTATATGAGATGATAAAGAAACAATGGCAAGATACACATCCCTTTATTACTACAAGTAAATCAAAGAATGAAATTGTAGAAGGCCTGATACTTGACATGAATGAGGACACCATTGGTATTCCAGATAGCCACACATTTCCAGCGCTTCTGAGCGAACTCGAAGTATTTACGTATGAATATAATCCTAAGACCCGTAACATCAGGTACGGCCATCCAAGTGGCTTACACGATGACTGTGTGATCTCACTGGCAATTGCTAACTACAACCGTAAACAAAATAAAACCTTGGGTACTTACGCTGTCATGGGCCGAGGTAATTCATATTAACCCAATTTTATATTTCTAAGTAGATGGTAACAATTAATATAAATGATAAGGCTTACAAAATGCCAGAAAGGCTAACAGTAGAACAGTATCACTCTATGTTACAGTTTGACTGGGAAAACCCTGCATTCTATCCAAGAATAGTAGGTACACTTATTGGCTGTAATCCATTCGAGTTAACTGGAGCACCAGAAAAATCAATGGTCTTAGCCATCTCATTTATTATTAAGTCTATGAATGATAGAAAGAAGTGTAAGACACTGGACCTAGAGTCACTAACATTTGGCCAGTTCGTAGACCTAGATGTATACTTAGCCTTAGGCTTAGACAAACACTTTAAAGATATTGCAGCACTAATAGCACCCGATGCTAAGTGGGCTGACGAGGCCATGTGGGCCATTGATAAGTTTGCGTCATTCCGTACATTTACCTATCGACAATACAAAGTACTATTTGGTATCACAGACAAAGAGTTAGACCAAGCAGAACTAGAGGGTAACACAGAGGTCAAAGATAAAATGAATGTAGCCCGTAGTTGGTATAAGGTTATTGTATCAATTGCCGGTGACAACATACTAAACATAGATGAGGTAACGGAACAACCTCTAAAGAAAGTTCTAAACTTTATGGCTCTACAGAAGGAGAAGGTCCTTGAGGAGAACCAGAGACAATTACAACAAAAGAGACAATATGACTTACAAAGAACTCGTAGATAGTATTAACCTAGTGGTAGACAACCATGAGATACTAAGGGACTTCGGCTATGGAGCCCTAACAGATATTAAGACTGTAGATGAAGGCACACGTGTTAACTATCCATACGCGTTCCTAAATCCTACACAGTCAACTAGAACCGGTCAAGCAGTTACATATAGATTTAATCTAATAGTAATGGACGTGACACAAGAGGACCCGACTAATGGGTTTGCCAACTACTTAAAGGTACAGTCAGACTGCCAACAGTACATTGATGACATACTGGCTAATCTAAGATTTAAGACGCCACTCAATGACTTTGACCTAACACTGAATGTAAACCTAACACCATTCAAGGAGAGGTTCCAAGATACACTAGCGGGCATGACAGCCACATTAGAGATCGAGATACCTCTACCTATTAATAATTGTATAACACCTTACTAATGAGTTGCGATATAACATCAGGCATAGCTAACGGCTGTAACACTAACATAGGTGGCGTTAAGAACGTATACCTAAGAAACACAGGAGGTACGTGGTATAAGTACGAGATGGATAAGGGTACGGCTAGCCTTGTAGAGAACTACAATGTTAATCAGGCCTCAAGTATCTTAGGGTTTACACAGACCCTCACAATACAGTTAGATAAGATGGAAGCCGCTAAGCAAGTGCAAATACAAAAGATAGCACAGGCTAACGACCTACAAGTACAAGTAGAAACCAACGATGATACTATATTTGAGTTTGGTATTGAGCGAGGTGCATACATGGCCTCTGGTACATCTACTAGTGGCACGGCATATACTGATGCAAACCAATCAGAGTTAGTGATACAGGCAGACTCTAAACAGTCAATGACAGAGCCTACAACACCTCCTATTAACTCAGGAGATATATTCGTAAGATACATTATAGGGCCTGAAGCACAAGACCCTGGTTTCAACCTATTCTCACCAGCTGCAATGCCACCATTCCATGTAAAGGTAATAGATACTCTAGAGACTACTAACGTACGTCCTATCTTTGACGGTACGCAAAGTCCGAAAGTAGGGTTTAATCCAGGAGGTCAACAAGCATACTTCTATAATAAAGTATACACAAACCTACAAGCAGAAGTAGAATTTAACTTTGTGATGGAGTGTACACAAGATTTCCCTTCAGCATTTGATTACAGTACAGTAACCTTTAATTGGTTTGATGGCTCATTTGTAACAGGTGCAACATGGCCTACAATTACTAACGTTACAGGCCTACCGCCATCGGTACCTCAAGGTCCTCTAGCGGGCGATCAATTTACAGTATCTAGTACAGCACCATTTGTAATACCTATTAATCAATATACAAACACATATAATGCCGAAGGTGGAATTACATTCGCACAAAACAACCAATGGATTTCAGGGTTAAACTTCTTCTTTAAAGGTATTAGTGGTGAAATAACATTTAGAGCGATATGACAGTAGACGAATTCGAGAATGCACTACAAGACTTTGGTGAGACTATGTCAAACCTGTCACCTATCCTTACACAGATAGGAGGCCGTATAGTAGATGAGGTTAAGCAAGGAGCGCCAATAGATACAGGAGCTCTACGTAACTCTATTAAGGCAGTGATCCAAGATGACACACTGTCTGTAGAAATGTTATACTATGGTATCTTTCAGAACTATGGTGTAGACGGGATGCAGAACGCACCAGCTAGTGAGGTACCCAGATTTGGCGTACCACAACCTACCGCGGGTAGACGCTTCGGCTTCTCAGGTAACTATGAAATGATCGGAGGTCAGCTACCCTTCGGTGCACGAAAACAAATATATAAAATGGGCCTAAAGCCACAATCCTTCTTTAACGTCGATGCAATAGCAGGCGTAGTAGCAGATGGAGTGACACAGGCCTTAACAAGAGAATTTTAATCATGGCAGTAACAGTAATACAAACACCAAGTACAGTCTTTGATATGGCTTATGGCGCCAATCCACTTACATTGAGTGGGATTGACACTATAGCCAATGCAGACAAGTATGCACTAAGAATATACATAGTAGGTCAAACAGACCCTGTAGCAGATATTAGACAGACACCTAATAGAATAGGTCGTGCAATCTTTGATATGCAAAACATCTTACAGTCTTATGTAGGGCCACAGAATAATCAAGTAGACTCACAGTTCGTAGCAGGTATACCACAAAATAATAGAATCTCTTTAGCAGGCGCAACTCTATTAGAATATCAGATAGCCTATGCTACTGAAGCGGGTGGTGTTGTTAGTGCCTTTACTACATACCCTGAGATCTTTACAGTCATTGCAGGCTCTAAACAATATTTCCAAATACCATTTGACACTAACCCTTATCAACCTAAGATTAGTGGGGATGACACTGCACTACCCTGTTCAGTAATTGATAGATCTGCAAAGCCTCTAAGTGATAATGAGTTTACAATTGCAGATGAATTACCAGCAAAGTCTATTGGTATCTACAGTTCACCAGGTGGTATCGATGTACACAATGTCTATAGAGATGACGAGTGTACTAAGACATTCTACCAAAAGGTTGAGAGAAGCTCTACCGCAGCACCTAATACAGCAGTGCAGGGTATCGAAGCCTTCTATATCTTACAATACAGTGCAACCTCATCAAGTGCAATACAGACTAACGTTATTGTTAATGTACAGGCTAATGGTGGAGGACCTAACATAGCGCTAGGTCAAGGTACACTAATCTCGGGTGACTTTCAGACTCTAACTATTGCAAGTGGACCTAAAAACTTAATGGTGCCACTAAACGCAGCTACTGCATATTATTATATTATACCTGCAGTATACGGTTGTTCAGACGATGCACAATCACAAATAGATGTAATGACTGCAGCTGCTTGGAAAGCACAGAAGTATATTATTAATGATGAGCCTTGTAATGATTACCCACATGTACAGTTTGCATGGCAAAACTCGTATGGTTACAGAGACTACTTTACATTTACTAAACGGGTAAACCATAAGACTAGAACCAAGAACAACAACTTCTTGAAAGGTACAGCAGATTACAACAGTGCTAATTACTCAGTAGACTTACAAGACAGGGGTCTAACTACATACAGCCAGAAGATAGAGAATATGTTCGAGGTACAGAGTGGCTATATGAATGATGCAGAGGCAGAGTTACTCAAACACTTATATCAATCAGGTGAAGTTAAAGTACGCTTCTCAACAGGCCCGTATGCAAACCAATGGGTACCTGTAGTAATTACTAATACTGCATATACTGAGAAGACATACAGAAAAGACAGACTATTCCAATACACGGTAAGCTTTAAATTAGCTTCGAATATTAAATCAATGAGAGGATAATATGGTACAATTAAAAGTATATCCATTTGAAGGTGCTAACGACGATCAGGCTATTTTCCTAGACCTTTATGAAACACAACCAATCAAACTTACACTAAGTATTGAGGACATAACAAGTGCGGATGCAACATCAGTATTTAGTAGAACATTTAGAGTACCTGCAACAGGTCACAACAATGAGTTCTTTGAGAATGCTTGGGAGTTGGATGGTATAGACTTTGATATTACTATTAAGAAGCCTGCACAAATATTAGTAGATGGTGCAGAGTTTAAGATAGGCCATGTGCGCTTACAGAAGATCTACAACAACGGAGACTTAGATAAGATAGACTATGAGTTACTATTCTTAGGTGAGACCAGAGACTTCTCTAGTGCTATTGGTGAGGCTACCCTATGTCAGTTACAGTTTACTAATTTCTCATGGGATGACCTACCAGTTAATTATACTAACGCTGCAGCTTTTACTGCAGGTATAGGTGCACAAGAAGTACAAGACTCTTGGGATGCATTCCCATCAGTATCAGGTGGTCAAACACCGACATCGGGTTATGCAGATGGTGACTTGTTATTTCCACTAATTGATCATGGTAATAACTATATAAATGGTAACCTTAACTCACCTACAATTAGTATAGGTGGAAGTGGTTCGCAAGAGCAATCATTTACACATACATCACACGCTCTACCAGCTTCAAGGTTTAAACCTATGGTTAG